TATCTGTATAATATGATAATACATCACCAATGTAAGAAGACATTTCCATAAACATCATACCAAGACTTGCTTCATTGAAATCGTTGAAACTGTCAGGAAAGTATATCTTTGCATGATTTATTAAAGCATTTCTAAAAGATACAAAATCTTTATTTAAATACCGCACCTCTTTTGAAATATCCTTAACCGGCATTATATTTCTCCAAATTAATTCTAATAAATTTACAATCTAAAAATTTCTTAATTTCATTCATTCTTTTTATATCCTTCGGTTTTAATTTTCCATTTTTATCAAAATGCTGTTTTTCATCTATTTCTAACACAATATTATTTTCTTTATCATATCCATCGACCCAATATCCTAATTCTTTAATATAAAATTCTCCTCCGTTCATTGCATGTTGAAAATTATATTCATTTCTCTTTCCATATTCGTCTATTATCTTACACGCATTTGGATTAAAATTTGGAACCAATTGGTTGCCATTTAATTTATTTTTTTCAATTCTTTTAATGGTAGCAATCCTTACTTTTCGTGCCATATTAATATCTTTTTTTCTTTTTAATATGGAATTATTCAACCCGCACGTTGGACATCCTCTACCTCTTATATGATGACAAGGTCTTTGTAGAAATTGTCCATGTTTTCTGCAATTAATATTAATTAATGTACAACTATTTTTATAAATAGTATTACTATAGTCATATTTATTTCCGTGAAATTTCTTGGCTTTTTTAATAAAATCTACAACACTTGAAGTTTTTAGCATGGATTGAGTTTTTTCTGCACATTTTCTACATCCATGACCTTTTAAATGTTCTCCTGCTGTCTGTAAGAACTTGCCATGTATTTTACAAATCATTAATATTTTATTATGATATCCTTTATAGTCAGAAACGGAATAGTCATATTTATTTCCATGTATTATTAAAGACCTTTCTATAAATTCATTAGTATTTAATTTTTTGCCATTTGGCATTATTTATTCTCCATTATTGATTTGCCGAAAATATAAATGATACTACCTCATAATCTATAGAATTATTTTTTAAACTAAAGTCTATTTCTACATTTATTGTATTTCTATCAACATTAGTTAAAACATCAATATATAAATTATTTATTATTAAATTTGGCAACCAATATGCAATTTTCTTCCTTATTTCAGTTTCCATTTTATTTGAAATATTAGAGGTTATTTGGTCAAATAAATATTTGTGTATGCCTAATCCAAAACTTGGTTGCATATACCTCTCGCCCTCTATTGTATTCATCAAATTACTTAATTTTACTTTTTCATTTTGAAGTGAATCGAAAGTTTGCTCAAAATATCCCTGCTGTCCATTTTCTATTGGATAATTCATACCTAAAGCTTTCATTATAATGTTTTGTTCCTTCTTATATCTTTTGCCGCTTTATCCATGGTTTTTAGCATTTTACTGTAATCCGTTATCATTATATTTGCAATTGCTGGTGTTGCTCCGTCTTGTATTACTTTACTTTTTAATACTTCTGAAGATGGTTTTACTGCACTCATCATATTATTTGTATTAAATGTAAATTCATTGTCAATATTCTCATATTCTGATTCTATTAATTGTCGATATGGGTTCATATCAGTTGAGTCGCTTGCCAATTGTGTATAATTTTGTGCAGTTTCATTTAAAATGTTATTTATTATGGGATTTTTACTCCATTTCTTTTGCTCTGTCTGCGACGCTTTTGTTTGCCTGCCATCTCTAATAACTGGACTTTTACTTACGGAATATGGTAATAAATTTTTAACATCTGAACTAAAGTCATCCTCGTTTGGTTCTATGCCACTTTCCATATACTTTTTAACTTCTCGCTTTACCATATCAGGTAAAATTTCTTTTATTTTTTTATCAACAAGTAAATTGATAAGTTTTATAAAATCTTTTTTATCCATATTTAAACTCCCGTTTGTTTAATTCAAAATAACTATTTATACATATAAATAATGAAAATAATAAAAATTGATGATATTCATACAATTTTTCTTTGTTTTATCCAATTTCTACTATATTATATTAATAAATATAAAAAAAATTAAAAGTACTAATATATACCTAACCATGGTACAGCAATAGGACTGCCAGATGATGTAAAACCAGTAAATAATCCGCCTATCGTTCCTGCATGAGCCTTTAATGATTTAACCACTTCCTTAGCAAACAAATCATTCGTATCAGAATATCCTATTAAATTCATTGAAATTATACTTCCTGTTGATGTTACAATGTTATTTATTCCGACTGTCATTGCTGGCAATGCTGGAATTATTGGATAAAATTGTGCTCCTGCCCAATGCTGTAAAACTCCTGATGTTCCGTTTTGATTTAATAGTGTATTTTTACCTGTATTAAAACTACTATTGAATCCCGTTTCTAATGATTTATGTAATCCGGTTCCTTCATTTTCTGTTATTAATAATACTTTATTTAAAAATATATCTGTTGCATTCACTTTAATTTCAGTGAGATATAAAAACTCAATCATCTTTGCAGTTTCTTTTATACTATAATTTTTACCAGTATCATCTTTTTTGCCGTTTTCAAGATAATTTTTTATATCCAATTCCAATTTTTGCCAATTTATTGCCATTATCAATTCTTCTTTGTTGTAAAATTATCATCACTCAATTGTTCTTTATTACTTACAGATGTTTTTAAATCTATTAATGAAGTTTTATCTGGTACAAGCAGTGGTCCAGATATTCCTGTTCCAGTTGGATGTTTATGATTCATAACTATATCAATTAATGTTAGCATTGCTTCTTTCCATTTATTTCCTAAAACCAATGGTTCATTTGCATCTATAGTACCAATCATTACTTTTAATGCTTTTATTTTAACTTCTTTATCGGCTTGAACTAAAAATTGCTCTTTAGAATTTATCTGCGTATTTTTTACTGATGTTGTGAGTAACATCTGCTGTGTATTAATTTCAGTGTTGTCTTTTGAATTCGTTATTATTTTTTTATCAGTGTCTACACTAAAATTATCTAAACTTGCAAATGAAATAAGTTTATTACTAAACATTAATATTTCATTTAATTTCGCACTAAAAATAAGTCTATCGCTTGTTATGTATATTTGTTTTCCATTGTATTCACTTGGAGGATTATTCACATCAGATATTGGAATTCCAATTGGATTGAATGTCAATATTTCATCAGTAGTAATGAATATACACGAATGCTTATCTAAATCCTCTTTGTCTATTGCAAAATTATCTAATAAATCTCTAACTGATATTTTAATATTAGGTAAATTTGATTCGGGATTATTTCCCAATCTTATTGAATTCGCATATCTACCTTCAATAATTGTATCGCCTTCATTTGGAGATAATATTCCAATTTTCAATCTTTTATTTATAAAAGTCTCGCCGGGAGAACCTGATTTTTCATTTTCATCGGTTGGTATACCAGATGCTTGAGACTCTTTATATTGATTTACATCTCCTTGTGTTTGCGTTTTTATATTTCTTTCAGTTATATTGGATTGTAAGTTATTATTTACTGTATTTAATACATTTAATATACTTAGCCAATAATACCTACCATTAAAATCAGCTATTACAACCAACTCTCCTATTACAGGATACATTCTATAATATGGCACTAATGGAAATGCCCAAGATAATGAATCCGAATCAATACCTGATTGGCTAATAAATCTAAATTGAACACGGCCAACATTCTCTGGTTTTTCAGGATTTAAATCTATCGCCATTACTTCTGCATTCTCAAATTGGTGGTATTCCGATTGACCAAATGATTTTGTGGTCATTATAGAACTGTTATATGTAGATAAACCACCAAGAGTTCCTAATCCTAATCCATTTACGCCTTTTTTATATGCCATTAATTTCTCCAGAACCGGAAACTTCAGTTTGAATAGTTTTGGACTTTATCATTAATTCGCTGAATTTTTTTTCTATTTCGCCAGAAGTTTCTATAATATTTTCTTCTTTCATTAATTCGTCTGCAACTTCATTTAATAGTTGTTCTTTTTCAGCGTCTGTTAAAATTCCACTGTCAGGTTTATTAGCAAATGCAGCAACCCGGTCTTCTGATGCTAAATATTTCTGAAAGACCCCCGCTATTTTTACAAGTTGTTCGTCATTCCTCACACCCACTTCAAGATAATCTTTTATTAAAGGTACTATAACTGCTGCTTCATTAGTTGAACTTATCAGAGGTCTTAATTCATTGATTAATATTTCAATCTGTTTTTTTTTATGAACTTGATTATCATATATATCTTTTAATAATTCAGAAAAAGTTTTTCCAGAAAAAACTTCTTTATTTTCTGACTTCATATAATTTCCTTTATTGTTTATATATTAAATTTAATTTTTGTGGTTTTATACCCAACTTTAGAATATTCATATTTATTTTTATGTATAGTCTTAGACTTACTAATAAAATCTCCAGTGTTGAATTTAGGAAGTCCTTATGTTATATAACTGCATTTTTTATATCCACGACCATTTAAATGAGAAATGATGCCCTGCCAAAAATACCATGTATAGGACAAATAATTTTTATTTTAATATGCACAGTTTTATAAATAAAATAATCATGTTTATTCAAATATATCTATATATAAATTCCTTAGTATCTTATTTTTTCATTGAATAAATCATTCTTTTAAAATAAATATACAAAATTCATAAAAAATAGCATAAAAAATGGGAAACCACTATAAAAATGATTTCCCACAATAAAATATTTTACAATTATTTCTTTTTGTTAGTAAAAAATGGTTCTTCTTCTATCGTTCCATCAGTCAAATACATATCTTTTACTTCTGCGTAATGTGTTGTCATTTTATTTATAACTCGTGTAATATATTGAGTTCTGTGCCCGGTCATTTCTCTAATTAAAAGATATAATGCCTTTTTATTGAAAAATTCTAAGGAATTCACATTTCTAAATAATTCCATAACTGCATATGCAATTTCTATATCTCTGTCTTTTTTAAAGACTGACGTAATATTATTTTCCCAATACTCTACAAGTAATCTAATAAATTCTTGAGTTTCACTTTTTATTATATCAATATTATATGTTTCATCCAATATATCATATTCAACGTTATCAGAATTATCAAATGATTCATCAATTGATTTTGTAACTTTTAATTCTTTATATGCTTCATTATTTGAGATAATTAAATGATTTTTTGCAATAATACTAAAATAAGAAAATGCTTTTCCTTTTGATTGGTCATATTTTTCCATTTCAATAATCATTTTAGATACAACCTCTATTTTTATATCTTTGTATTGTTCCCCAATATAACTAAATTTAAAAGTATTTATTATATTCTCTGCTAATTTTTCTAATGCATATTGTATTTCATCGTTATATATTTTATGTTTTTCTGCAATATTCTGCGCATTATTATATCTTACAATTGCATTCTCGGTTTCTTGTGTAAAATACATTTTAGAACGTTTTTTACGTCCTCGCTTTTTTTGTACAGACGAGTCTAATAAAAATTCTTCCTTCTTTTGTTCTTTATTTAAATCTAATTTATTTTGTGCTTCTTTAAAAACAGAGCCAGTATCAAATGTGACATCATTCAATATTATAGTTTTTTTTCTACTCATTTGTATTCTCCGATTGTGTTTCTTCATTTATATAATTTTGTAATTCGTTAACCAACTCTTTTAATTCCGTGAATATTATTCCTACATCGTCGTCTGCTTCAAATGCTCCTAATGTATCAATTTCTTTCATTTGAGTATAAGCATTAAATATTCTTTTTCTAATATTTTCTAATGTAGATTCATATTGTTCAGTTTTTTTCAAGCCTTTAAACATTCCTATCGTAGCAAACACCGCCCATATAATAGCTGCAAGTAATATAACTGATAATATTATTATAGTCAATATCATATCATTTCTCCTTTTTGCCGTCATCAAATAAAGCATCTATACTCAACTCAGCATCTATGCCCTGTTTTGTATCAAAGAAATTTGCCAATGGATTTATAGTTTTATCAGATGCTATATCAGAAAAATTTTTCTTTGATGTATATTTTTTAGATGTTGGTTTTTGTGTAAGCGTACTTACTTCGTTTCTATATATGTGCTTCCATTGTTCATATTCAATTCTTGTTGCTATAACATCTGCTTGATGCATTAGATGTGGTAAATTGGATTTTAATATACTATTTTCAGTCATTACTTTCAAATATGATGAATTTGATTCTTCATATAACCCTTCATGTATTTTTATTGTAATCCATTCATTTTGTGTAAGTTGAATGCCAAAATGTTGCAAAATATAAAGCGACCTATCTGCACCATTCATATTTACTATTTTATCATTTATCTTGTATATTTCACCCATATTTTGCCTGCGCCATTCATTGTCTTGCGGAAAATAAAATTCCTCAGTAATATCTCCCATTTTTCCTAAATCATGAAATAATGTCACAAGAGTTATTTCTTCTAATGTATAATCAATAATATCTGAATATTTTTGCCAGACTTGAAATAAATCCATTGCGATGTTATAAACATTTAATACATGTTCAATATATCCGCCCGGATGTGCTCCATGATAATGTTCTTTACTTGATGCGGGAGCTAACATCATTCTGTCTTGAAAATGTTCTACTATTTTCATCAATGTCTCCTTTCTTACATCAGTAAAATTATTCTCAACTAAATTTAAGAATTTATCCCAATTTTCAACTATTTGTTGTTCAGTCAATTGTTTCATTATTACCTCCTTATTCTACCGTTTCTGTTTTTTGTTGTTCAATATATTTTAAATTATTTTTTATTAAAAATGATTCACAAAAATTTATTACTCCATTTAATCTCTGTATATCATTTTCTTCCAATCCGGCTTTACAAAATTTTTGTATAAATATCAAATTGGATACAACACTCCTCTTAAATTGTTGATACAACATGGTTTTATCTACATATTCTTCATATATTTTTTCGTTATCAAAAAATATATGTGATATAAAAATTCTCTCAGCTCTGCCTGTCTGTAATTGCTTGGCACTTTTATTGCTATTATTCTTTTGTAACATTTTCATCTTCCTTTTTTATTTTCAATTCTTTATTGAGTTTGTTTAAATATAGCATCGTCGATTTTAATATTCTTTTAGTATCAAGGTATTCTTTTTGTATTTCTTTTACTATATTAAAATCGTCTCGTCTATTTGTATCAAATTTTAGTAAATTATAAATGCTTTTTATATTGACTATTATCAGGTGTTGCTGATAATGATGGTGGAGGTCCTAATTGTATTTGCATTA